GGTGGAGGAACAACAGAATGAGCGCGCGGCTGCTCATCTACTTCGCCTGGGTCTGCATTGCCGGGGCCATCGTCCTCGTCGCCGTTCTGCTGGCGGTGCGACCATGAGCGCCGCCTGGAAGGATTTGGAGCTTAGGATCTGTCGTGCGCTTGGGGGAGAGCGGAGAGGCCCGACCGGCCGCGAGATGTCTGACTGCGCGGACGGAGTACCGTTCGCCGTCCAGGTCAAGCGCTCGCGCCGGATCGGTCCTCCGGTGCTGTCGAAGTGGATCCAGCAGGCGAAGGCCGACGCGAAGAAGGAGAGCAAGCCCTGGCTGGTCGTCGTCGCCGGTCACAACGACCGCAAGCCCATCGTGACGATGGACTTCTGGGCCTACGTCGAGGAGCGGAACGAGCTTCTGCGCCTGCGGCGACTGCTGGTGATGAGCGAGGTGGAGGAGATCACGCAGGACGAGTAAGCTCAGAATCGATGGCCGAGTGGTGGGAGCAGCCGTACAAGGGCGGTGGTCCCGCGAAGGTGAAGGGCTTCCCGCGCGCTCTCTACCCGCCGAACACGCCCGGCTACGAGGCGTCGAAGCGCGGCAGCGACGTGGTCGCGTACAAGCGAACGATCTGCAAGCTCTCGCGCTGGGGGCCGTGGGATCCCGAGTCCTGGGACGACGGCTACTGGACGGACTTTGCCAAGGGCAAGGACATGGCCTCGACGGCGGACAAGCGGCTCTGGTCGGGCGTCGCGGGCTTCCAGTACCAGCAGAAGATCTCAGCCACCGGCAACATCGGCAAGCAGACCTTCGACGCGCTCCGCTACGCGCTCGTCCCGACTGGCCCGCACGCGGGCGAGCAGGCGATGGACTCGGTTGCCTGTGACCTGATCAACCAGGCCTACGACATGTTCAACAAGCCCGCTCCGTCGCCGAAGCCAGCGAAGCTGACGCGCAAGTGGATCGGCTCGCCCAACTACTCCTCGCGCGGCGGCGCGACCGTGCGGCTGATCGTGATCCACACCGCCGAGGGTGCGCGGACCATCGAGGAGCTTGGCAACTTCTTCGCCTCCTCCTCCAGCCAGGTGTCTTCGCACACGGGGATCGATGACAAGCTCGGCGTCGTCGGCGAGTACGTCAAGCGCGGCAACAAGGCGTGGACGGCCGCGAACGCCAACCCGGTTGCGGTGCAGACCGAACTGTGCGCGTTCGCGAAGTGGTCGGCGAGCGAGTGGAGCAAGCACCCGAACATGCTGGAGAACTGTGCGCGCTGGGTCGCCGAGGAGGCGGGCGCGCTCGGGATCCCGATCACCAAGCTGTCGGCCTCACAGGCGCAGGGCAGCGGGAGGGGCGTATGTCAGCACAACGACTTGGGTTCCTGGGGCGGTGGGCACTGGGACTGCGGCAGTGGTTTTCCGATAGACGACGTGATCGCACGAGCAAAGGAGATCGCCTGATGTCAGAGCAGACCGAACAGCCCGAGCCGGAGGTCGAGCCGGAACCGGCCGAGGAACCGGCGGAGGAGCCGTCGCACGAGGGGGCGCGTGGCGAGGAGCCGGACACAGAGTCGTGATCAACACCGACTGCTCCTAAGCCTGTTGGGCCTGATCGCGATCACGGGGATCGCCTCTGGCGTCGTGCTTGCGGTCACCGGCTACTCGTCGGCGGGCGCGTTCTCGGTCGCCTCGGCGTGCGTCGGCGTGCTCGGGACGCTGGCGGTCGAGAGCAGGCGTGGGCCATGACCAACTCATCGCGCTCGGCGCGTTCCTGTCGGGAGTCGCGAGCGTGCTGACCTCCTGGTTCTATGTCCGTCAGGCGAAGAAGGGCTACGACGAAGACTGCGAGAAGCGCCTCCAGGCATTCAAGGAAGGGCTGCATGAACTCGATCCTCGCCCGCCTGCGTAACCCGCTCGTCCTGCTCGGAGTCGCGCTCGCGCTAGCGGCGACCACGGGCGTGCTCACGGCGACGGCCTTCGGCGTCGGCCAGCAGGCACCGACGGTGACGACGACGGTCAACCTCGCGACCGGGCCACAGGGAGCGACAGGCCCACCCGGTGCTCCGGGCGCGGAGTCCTGTCCTTCGGGGTCGAAGTTCGGCAAGCTCGTGATCAACCATCCCGGCGGGCAGACCGCGATCCTGACCTGCATCGTCTCCTGAGAGGAGGATCATGCCCGGCAAGAAGTACACCTCGATCAAGAAGCCCGCGATGTACGAGGACCTGAAGCAGAAGGGGCTGTCGAAGTCCTCGGCGGCAGCGATCTCAAACGCAGCGGCGGCTGGCACGCTGAAGAGAGGAGGAAAGAAGCGAGTGGCTGCAAAGAAGAAAGGTGGAGGCCTCGCGAACTTCGGCAACAAGCGCGCAGCGCCGTTCGGTGCTGGCGGCAAGCGCAAGCGCTCATCGACCAAGACGGCGACGGGACAGCAGAAGCCGAAGAAGAACGCCAAGGGCTACTGAGAGAACAAGGGGGGCGATCTCTCGCCCCCCTGAGTCTCGTGCAACCGAACCGGGCTTAGAGTAGCCCGCAGTACCGTGCCGTGTTCGGCCAGGGCCAGAAGCCCCGTGTGCGCCAGGCGCGTTCGGCCACCCACATCTGCTCGTGTGGCGTCCAGTGGTTGGCCGTACCCTTGGTGCGTAAGAGACGGGAGCCGTAGGTGGACATGAACGACCAGTCCATCTGCAGGCCTCCGTAGTAGGGCGCACCGCCGTCCGTCCATGAGCCTTCGTAGCGGTGGATGCAGAGCCACGCTGCGAGGTGCGGCGGTGCGTACCTGGGGATCGACGCGACTGCGCGCTGCGTGATTGCAATGAGGATCGTGACGACGAGCGCCACGAGGATGATCGTCTTCAAGGTCACCTCCAAGTCGGGGAACACCGGCCTGGGTCCGTCTGGGACATCACCTCCTTGAAAGGGCGCGGCACGGAGCCAAAGCGGATTACCTCGGGCTGGGGATGCCGAGGGACGGCTCCGTGCCGCTCTGCGTCGTCGGTCGTATCCTCCCACAGATGGTGGTCACCGACCAGATCTCTCCCCAGCAGGCCGAGCGCGAGATGGCCGTGCGCGAGCAGCGTCTACGGAAGGCGCGTGTTCATCCCGCCTTCTTCCTCCAGTTCGTGGACTGTGTCGATGCCAAGACCGGCGAGGATTTCAACTTCGACCTGCTCTACGAGGCCGAGCGGAAGCTGGTCGATCTCAGCGGCCCCGAGGGGAAGTGGATCTGGCACCGGGAGGTGCTCGACTCCTGGCTGGCGCAGGAGGTATCGCTTGAGTACAAGGCTCGTCAGATCGGCATCACCTGGCTCGCGGCAGGCTACGGACTCTGGGTGGCGCTGTTTCGGCCCGGCACGCGCGTCCTGATCATCTCGATCAACCTGGAGGAGGCGCAGAAGGTGATCGCGCGGATCTGGGGCATGTACCAGTCTGCACCTCTCTATTACTCGCGCCACATGGAGTTGATGAAGCCGTCGAGGGGAGGCTCGCCCTCTCAGGAGATCGAATGGCAGTCCGGGGACGGGAAGCGCTCCTCGATCTTGGCGCTCCCCTCGACGCCGAAGGCTGGTCACGGCGAGACGGCGGCGCTCGTGATCCTCGATGAGCACGCACGGCAGGACTATGCGCGCCAGTCCTGGAAGGCTGCTTTCCCGATCATCGACGGCGGCGGTCGGGCGATCATCATCTCGACCGCCAACGGCGTCTCGACCGAGGACGGCGAGGGCGAGGCACAGGGGAACTTCTTCCACTACCTCTGGACGAATGCCGAGTCGATGGGGATCGAGCGGCGCTTCTTCAGCGTCTTCACGCACCCTGACCGCGACAAGAAGTGGTACGAGCTAAAGGCTCGCCGCCTCCCGGCCTCCGACCGCGCCGAGATGTACCCGCGCTCGCCGGAGGAGGGCTTCATTTCCAGCGGGCGCTGCTGGTTCGACCTGGAGAAGTTGAACGCCTACCAGAAGCGCTGGCGCGAAGAGGAGCGGAAGTGGCTGTACCGGATGAGCTTCCGCGAGACGTACCGCAAGGCGGCGATGATCAGGCGCAAGGACGGCGAGTGGCGGATCTACGAAGAGCCGGTGGCCGGTCACGGCTACACCATCGCCGCCGACATCGCGACTGGCTCGGGCAACGACTTCTCGGCCGCGTGCGTGCTCGACCTGACCAACGGCAAGTGGGTCGCCGAGTACCACGCAAAGATCGAGGAGGACCTGTTCGCCAAGGACCTCTACTACGCGGGGAAGTGGTACGGCTCGCACTCGTCCTGCCGGGGGGATGCGCTGATCGCCATCGAGGTGCAGGGCGGCTATGGGCGCGCGACGGTGCTCGCGCTGCGCGACGGGGTCAAGGGCCGCAAGGCGTACGCGAAGATGTACCGGCACCAAGTGACCTCCGCCGAGACGACGGTGCCGGACGACCGCGCGGCCTATGGCTTCCCGATGAACCAGGCGACGAGGCCGCTCGTGATCAACGGCCTGGAGGAGTGGATCCGCGACGAGCTATGCCCCTGGATCACGCCCGACCTCGACTCCGAGCTTCGCACCTTCTCCAAACGCGAGACGCGACCGTCGCCGCGCGCGCTTGAAGGCTGCAACGATGACCGCGTGATGTGCGCCGGGGTTTCGCTGGAGATGTACAGGTTGTACGGTTTCCACGAGAAGAAGCGGAAGGCGCGTGCCAAGCGCGACCGCTGGAAGCGTGGCCGCTATGCATGGGAGGCGTGATGGGCCAGGATCTCGCAGCACTACTCGGAGGCGGCGGCGGGCCTCCTCCGGGACCACCTCCACCGCCGCCGGACGCAGGGCCGGGGCCAGGGCCACCGGGGCCGCCCGGTGATCTCGCGGCGCTGCTCGGCGGCGGTGGGACACCGACCGGGCCGCTCGATGACTCCTCTGCCATCGTCCAGCAGATGCTCGACTTGAGCCAGCAGTACCTCTCGACCGAGCAAGACCAGGAGGACCTGCTGACGATGCAGAAGATCTCGACCGAGCTTCAGCAGCTACTCGCCAAGGACCAGAAGGACGCCGAGTCGATGATGCAGGGCAAGCCGACACCGCGCGGGATGCGAAAGGCGCTCGCCGGTCCGGGGGCAGGTCCGCTGGGGCCGTAAACCATGGCCCAGACACCGCCTGCGTACAACCCGAACCAGAAAGACCAGCGTGCGATCCAGCAGGTGATCGACTGCGTCACCGAGGGCAAGCGCTGGCACAACAGCTTCGCGAAGCGCGTTGACCGCCGTTACGAGGCCTGGCGGGGGATGCTGCCGGAGAACTCCGCGCCGCCGACCGGCTGGCGCTCCAACCAGCACCCGCCCTACCTGATCAACATCGTGGAGGGGATGCTCGCCTCGCTGGAGGAGCAGAACCCGGTCTGGAACGTGAAGCCGCGTGCGCTTCCCGGCATGACGATGGAGGAGGCGCTCGCAGCGGTCGATGCCGCCGAGCTTTCCTCCTACCTGATCGCGCACCAGATGCGGATCGATGACTTTGACGAGAAGGCGGGGCCGTACGCGCACCAGGATCTGGTCGCCGGACTCTCGGTCGGCAAGGTCTACTGGCTGAAGCGCGAGGGGAAGATCTCGGGCCTGAGCGAGAAGCCGCAGATGGTCTACGACGAGGCGGGCGGCACCATCGACATCGCCTACCAGTTGGAGGAGACGCAGGACGAGGCGACCCTGCGCGACGATCCGACCTTTGAGATTCGCGACGTCCGCGACTTCCTCTTCCCCGAGTCGGCGATCTCCATCGACTCCGCGCCCTGGGTGATCGACCGCACCTTCATCTCCAACCGGACGCTGGAGCGGATGGGCGAGCTTGGCGTCTACCAGAACGTCAAGTACATGCAGCCGAAGAAGATGGACGACGGCTCGACCTCGACAACGGGCGCGTCGAGCGAGCGCGAGCAGCGGCTCCGCAGCACCGACCGCACGCGCGGGCTGCACGAGATCCTGGAGCTTTGGACGGACGGGCGCGTGATCACCGTCGGCAACGGCGAGGTGTTGCTCCGCAACGAGCCGAACCCCTTCCGTCACGGCCGCAAGCCGTTCGTCGTCTGCTCGGCGATCCCCGACCTGTTCCAGATCCCCGGCATCTCGGTGATCGAGGGACTCGCCTCGATGCAGGAGATGCTCTGGACGCTGACCAACATGCGCCTCGACGCGACGCGGATCGCGTCGAACGTGATCACGCTGATCCGGGGCGACGTCGATGATCCCGAGCAGTACGAATTCGCGCCGGAGGCGCAGTGGATCGTCCCCGATCCGAACGCCGTCCGCCCGCTCGACATGTCGGCCGTCGCCGCCGCAGCGGCCTCGACGCTCCAGGCCGAAGGGCTGCTGCGGGGGGACATCCAGAACGTGATGGGCGGCTTGCCCTTCACCGGCTCGGCGCAGTCGCAGACCCTGCCGACCGAGACAGCGACCGGCGTCTCGATCATCACCAACATCGCGCAGGCGATCCTCGCCCGGCGCAAGGGCCAGTACCAGCGGGCCTACGGCAAGGTCGGGCAGATGTTCCTGGAGCTTGACCAGCAGTTCCTGCGCGAGGAACGGTTGGTCGAGGTGCTCGGCGAGGAGGGCGCGAGCCGCTGGCTGGAAGTCCACCCGCTCGACATCCAGGGCGTCTTCGACGTGCAGTTGGAGATCACGGGCGAGTCGCTGATGCGCCAGGAGAAGCGGGCCGAGAACCAGGCGCTTCTGACTACCGCGATGCAGTCGGCTCCGATCATGGCCCAGTCAGGCTCACCTCTTAATCTGCGCCGCTTCTGGGAGAAGTTGCTCGACGCCTACGGGGTCAGCGACAAGGCGACCTACTTCGCGACGCCGGGCGGCGCGCAGGCACAGGCGCAGGCGGGTCAGCCGCCGGGCACTCCCCCGCAGGCAGCCACGATTGCTCAAGGCCAGATTGGCGCGCTGCCGCCTGGTGGCGGCACGAACGAGGCGCTGGCCGCTGGGCCGACCTCTCCCTCCAATCCGGTCAGCCTCTCGCCCGCCGCCGCGCAGCAGCGGCAACTGGCTAGGGTCGGGGCGGGGCGCGCCGCGTGAGCACCACCGCGACCGAGCGCACCGTGAGGCTTCGCGCCGAGGCGTTGGCGCTCCTGCCGAACGTCGAGTCCTTTCAGATCCTGACCGAGGAATGTGAGCGTCAACGTCAGCGGATGGAGCGGACGTTGATCGCTCGTGTGATGGCCGAGGGGATGTCGGGCGACGCGATCCAGCGTCAGGCCGACTACAACCGGGGCTACGTCGATGGGATGCGCTACGCCGTGATCAAGGCTCCGGAAGCGGCGATCAGGATGTTGCAGCGCGACGAGATTCGCGAGGTAGACGAGGAGGTTGAAGACCGTTGGGCGTAGTCGATGATCCGAACCTGGCCGGGCTGGAGGAGTCGCTGAAGAAGGACGGCGACCTGACGTCGCAAGACCTCCAGGCCAGGATCAACCTCAAGCGCGAGGCGATGTACCAGGACGAGGGGATCCTCGGTCCTTCGACTGCGGACCCCGAGGTCGAGCCGCTGGAGGTCGTCGCGGACGAGCCGGAGGAAGTGGACAGCGAGGAGGGACAGGAGGAGCCGGAGGTAGGCGAGGAGCCAGAGGCAGAGCCGGAAGCCGAGCCGGAAGAAATGGACACCGAGCCGGAAGCCGAGCCGGAGGCCGAGATCGAGGACTTCTACCTCGGCCGCTACAAGACGCGCGAGGCAGCGGAGGCGGGCCTGGCCGAGAAGGACCGAATGATCGACCAGTTCTTCCGCGAGCGAGAGGCGTTCGCGGTGAGGGAGGCCGAGCAGCAGCAGGAGCCACAGGAGCTTGACCGGCAGGCCTGGCACGAGTGGGCCGAGGACGCCGTCGCGAGCGGCGCGGGCGAGCGGGGCGCGCTGGACGCGCTCGCGCAGGGAGGCGCGGAGGGCTACGACATCTATCTCGGCCACTGGGCCTCCGACCCCGAGCAGGCTCCTTTCGCGCACGCCTTCAACAACGAGGTGCAGCGCCAGTTCGCCGAGGCGCGCGCGATGCAGGTGGTCACGCCGCTGATGCAGCGCGAGCAGGCGCAGAGCGCCGACGTCGAGGCGAAGCAGGCGAAGGAGATGGTCGCCGCGCAGTACCCGGACTTCGCCGAGCTTGAGGAGACGATGAACAGGCTGATCAACGACCCGAACGCGCTGCCGCCGGAGACGCGCGGGCGGCTCGCGCAGATGGCCTCCGTCGGGATCGAAGGAAAGGTCCACGCCTGGGACTTCCTCTACCACGCTGCCAGCGCGAGCAAGAGCCGCAGTCGCGGGCGAGCGCAGCGAAAGAGGGACGCTGCTGGAAAAGAGGCCAGCGACCGCGCTAAGATCGCGGCGACAGTCTCATCTGCTGAGGGAACGCAGACTCGCACCTCGCGGACAGCGACCGAGGAATACGTCCTTCAGAAGAAGAACGCGATTCGCGCGAGGCTGGGCCAGCCGCTCATCGAGGAGTAGCTGCACCCCCTCCTCTAGCGAGACAACTCAGATCCACCCACTGTCTCGGCTAGAGAGGAGCAAGAGCAGCTTTGGCGACCATTACCAAGAACGTGAACCTGGCCGGATCGGTCACGGTCGGCAACACACCGGCCGAGATCCTTCCCGACTCGCTGGTCATCGACATGCGCGAAGAGATCTCGATGACCGACGAGGACGAGAGTCAGTTCACGACCTTCATGATGAAGGCCCAGCACGCCGAGGCCACGCGCGAGAAGATCAACTGGCGCGAGAAGGACTACTTCCCGCGCCTGGCGACCGTCTCGACGGCCTACACGAACTCGGCCACCTCGGTCATCCTCAACTCGGGTCACGGTCAGCGCTTCCGCAAGGGCGACGTGTTCCGGAACATGGTCGGCGGTGACGCCTACTACGTCTCGGCCGTCGCGACCGACACGCTGACGGTGGTCCACGTCGGCGCGAAGGCGCAGCAGGCCGGAAACATCGGGGACACGCTCCTGATCTGTTCCAACGCCTCGGAGCAGGGCGCGGACTTCCCCGACGTGATGTACCTCCAGCCGGTGCTCGGCTACAACTACACCCAGATCTTCAGACACGGGTGCATCTTCAGCCGTACGGCTCGGGCCGTGAACTACTACGGCCAGTCCGAGCCGGATCAGGAAGAGGCGCTGAAGGGGATCGAGCACAAGCGGGCCATCGAGTACTCGGGCTTCTGGGGTGCCCGCCAGGGCACGCTCACGGGGACGAACAGCGACCCGGTCAACCTCACGGGAGGCCTGGTCGAGTTCATCGTCACCAACAAGTCCGACGTCTCGGCCAGCTTCGCGGCGGACGACCTGGACACCTTCCTGCGAAGCGCGCTCCAGCACGCCTCGCGGAACGTCTGCCTGTTCGTCTCGCCGCTGATGGCGCAGAGGATCTCCAAGATGAACCGTGGCGGGCAGGGGACGGCCTGGAAGCCGGATCCCTCCAACGTCGCGGGCCTCAAGGTGGACGCCTTCCTGTCCGGCGTCTACGGCTACGAGGTGCCGGTGGTCGTGAAGAAGGACTGGAACGACTTCCCGATCACGCTCAAGCAGTACGGCACCTGGGGCTTCATCGTGGACCTGAACCGCGTCCGCTACCGGACGCTGACCGGCGCGGCCACTTCGCTGCTGGAGAACCGCCAGGCACCCGGTGCCGACAAGAAGGCATCCGAGTGGCTAACGGAATGCACCTGGGAGATCCGCAACGAGGCCTCCCACGGCATCCTGTTCGGAGTCACCTAATGGCTTGGGGGGCGGCGCGCGAGTGGCCGAGCGCCGTCGCCCCCTGAGGCACCAAGGAGGAACATGAGGTTCGTATCGCACGCCCCGGCCATGAAGGTCGGCGTGATCCCGAAGAGAGCGCACTTCACCAACTACGGCGACGAGATCGTTGACCAGGAGGGCTACATGGCGGAGTTCAGCCGTGACTACGTCACCGAGGCCGATCTCCACTTCGCCGAGAAGATCTTCCTGAACGAGTACGGCCAGATCCAGGGCCAGACCGTGCTCGGCGACGAGGTGACGCCGACCCCGTTCCTCGACCGGCTCTCGGTCTTCGACACGGACGAGATGGCGCTGGCCGAGAACTGGGCCGACAGGACCTACATCGACGCGCGCGGGAACCAGATCGACTTCAAGCAGCACGTCGAGACGGTGCTCGCCGGAATCGCCGACGGCCACCAGGACTTCCGGATGATCGTCCCTCTCCCGGCTCCCCCGCCCTGGCCGAACTACATGGAGTTCAGGGGGTCGCTGGAGCAACTTGTCGCCCGGCTGGTCGAGGACGGCTACGACCTGCTGGAGGTGATCCGCTTCGAAGAGCAGTCGGGCCACCGGCAGGCCGTGATCGACGCGCTGCGCGCGACGCTCGCCGAGCAGCAGGCGGAGATTGCCGACGCGGTCGAGGTACCCGCGTGAGCGAACGCTGGCGCAAGCCTGCGGTGATCTTCGATGCTGTCGAGGGAGACACGGTCGTCCTGATGCCCTCGGGCGAGCCGATGGTGCAGGCGAACGTCTCGGTGGACGACGAGACAATCGCGCGGCTCAAGCAGGGCTATCTGTGCATGAACTGCCTGGAGCCGCAGGAGACGCCCTTCCCCGAGAGGTGCTCGCTCTGCGGCTACACGATGCGCGCGAACCAGCTTTGTGACCTGGGCGAGAAGCCGGGCAACCTGGACGAGGTCTGGGTCGGCTCGCGGATCAAGCCCGAGGACGAGATCGCGCGCATGGACGAGCACTACGAGTACGAGCAGCGGACGGGGATTGTCCTGCCCGACTCGGTCAAGTTCCCGACGGGGCCGCTCTGATGGCGGTGCTCACGGCTGCGACGCCGGACTCGCTGACGTCCTTCACGGCTGCGACGCCGGACGACCTCGTCCTGAACGCGCAGCGCACCTTCGCGGACGTCAAGGTGCTGTATGCGAGCTACGCGGTCGTGAAATCGACCTTCGCGACCTACGACGACCTGCTCTGGCTCGGGCACCGGCCGCTCTTCCCCGCCTCTCCGGACGTGCTCTGATGCTGAACGACCGCACGGCTGTCCTTGCGCTCGTCGGCCGCTTGCTCGATGAGGAGATCGAGGCCGATGTCCAGCTTCGCGGCGGTGCCGCCGAAGTCCTGTTGCGCCCGAGCGCCAGCGTCGCCAAGCTGACGGAGATCCTCGGCGAGCAGAGTTTCGACATGACCTATGACGGTGTGAATCTCCTGGTGATCGACCGCAGCAACGACCTGCCCGAGGTGACGGCACCGCTCGGCGAGATGGAGACGGCGTGAACCTGGGCGACCTGAAGCTCCGCACCTCGCGCGTGCTCGGTGTCTCTGTGGGCACCGACGACGACGCGGTGGACGAGGACGACTTCCTCACCCGGCTCGCGAACGAGGCGGTGCTCGACGTGCTCGTCCGTACGCGCGTGCATGTGCGCGACGGACTCGTCACCTTCTCCTCGGCGGCGACCGAGTTCGACGTCGATGACACGATCCTGAGGATGATCGGGATCAAGCTGAACGGCAATCCGCTCTACGAAGGAGGCCGAGACACGCTGCGGGAGGACGAATTCGCCTTCGTCGGCTTCAGCAGGATCGTGCTCGGAACGCAGACGGCGAGCGGCGACCAACTTCAGTTCTGGTACACGCCGAAGCCGACGACGATGGCGAACGCGAGCGACGACCCGTCGCTGTTCGCCTTCGGGCGGATCCCCTCCCAGTTCCACTCCGCGCTCATCGACTACATGTGCTGGTGGGCGGCGGACAAGATCGGTGACGTGCAGGCGGGGCGCGGCGAACGCTACCGAACCACCT